CCAGGATCTTTCTCAGTTACGGCAGTCTTTAGTTTAGAACCAGGATTCTCACGACGATAAGCATTAACTGCTTTCTGACTCATACCATCAGTTTTGTCTTGCTTATTAACTTTCTGCCAATCCTCACTGAGTTCTTCTCTCCAGTTGGAGTATCCTTCCTTCACGCAGTTGGGAACCATTTTCCCACCCTTCTTTTTCATACCAACTTGCTTATAACCATCCCAGCAAGGATCTTTTGCTTCTGGCAATTCAAATTCTGGCATCTCTTTTTTAAATGCCTGCTGTCCATACTTTTCTCCAGCAGTTTTAACTGCTGCCCTCATTTTTTGTCTTGGGGATTTTGTTGCAGATGCTGGAATAGTATCTCCAACTTTATATTGACTACCTTCATTAACAAGTGGTTCTGCTTTAATTAAATCAATAGTTTCAATTTCAAGTGCTTTGAAATCTTCTCTCCAGTTAGAATACTGGAAGCTCTCACTCTTAGTGCCCCAGTTAGCAGCACCAACTTTACGACACTTGACTAATGCGCCAGATGCATATGCACTTGGCCAAACATCATATCTTGATCTTACCTTATGATAGCAAGCATCTTTCTTACCACTACCCTTTCCTTTTATATCTCTTGCTTCTTGCATTTCAAAACCCTCTGCAGAATAATCTCCTGACTTGTGCTTTTTGTAATCTTTCTTGTCTGTGAAAGTTCTTACCATCGTTGGTGCAGCACCACCACTCTTTTGTTGTTGACCAGGATCTCTTCTACTCTTGCGTGCATCAGCACTTCTAATCTTCTTCTTACCTTCTTCAGTCTTCTTCAGACCAGCAAGTCTTCTGGATGAATAGCACTTAGGTGTCTTTGTTTCTCCAGGCTCATTAGCACATGGAGACCCATCAGACTGCACCCAACCTGGTTTGCCATCTTTTGATTTTGACTTACCAAACCAGTTATGAAGAGTGCCACCTCTTTTCTTCTCATCAAGTAATTCACCTTCTACTTCATATGAATTGGCGAGAGGCAATTTTTTTTCTCCAGGTCTATCAAGCACCTGCTCAGGTTTTCCACCATACTTTGGATTATTCTTTAAAATCTGTCTGAGTGTATTTGATGCTGTTGGTGTGCCAGGAACACCAACATTTTGCTCAGATACATCACCGCCTTCATCATGCTCACTATCCTTCATTAAATCACCACTACCCATTACATGGTAACCCTTAGGGATTTTTTTACACTTTTCATCAGTTTTACACCTATACCTACCTTCACCACACTTCTTCTTTTCTTCCCCCATATAAGAAGCAGCAGCATCAGTGTTGTGCTCAGTATCAGTCAATTTTGCCTGCACCCATGCAGGAAGATTGTCCGCATCAGTTTTCTTTGCAAGAATTCTTGCTACTTTTTGAAGATTGTCAATAGACTTTTTAACTTGTGTCTTTGCCATTGACACTTCATGATCTTTTTCTTTTGCTTCGTTCATTTTCTTTTTACGACCTTGACAATGAGCACGCTGAGAAAACCCTTTTGGGTTGTCACAGTTAATCGACTTTTTATATTTCTCAGACCAACCCATTTTGAGGTTATAAACTATTCCTTATTATTTAGAAAACCTTGCTTGAGTAGTTTCTGCAGCTCTGATGTAGACCCAACAAATACTGCATTGTTTGTAACAGTGTTTGGTCCTTTATTGACTACTTCTTCCTCTACATCTTTGAGTTTTTTCTGCAAGTCAATCAACTTATCTGTCGTATCTGCAACACTTTTAATTAATTGACCTGCAACTTCATATGCTCTTGGACTTCCTCCTTCGCCAGCAAGTTCCATAATGCCATTAATTGCTTCCTGCCCCTTTTCAATTAATGAATACAAATTAGCTCTTGTGTATTCATAATCTTTCTTGATATCAGTCTTCTGCTCAGGTTTTTGAATGCTACCTGGAGCATCATCAACCTCAACAATACTACTCTCAACATTTAGAGCATTATCAATAGCATCAAATTCAGACATAAGTTATTAAATATCAGTTTGTTGTGTAGGACTATAAGACTTGGAATCTCCAAGATATTCCCAAGTCTCGCTAAATCCAAAGTCATCACCAGGATCTGCATCAACAGGATCTGGAACAACTGTGTATCTCATTTCCCTCTTAGCAGTAGTCCTATCAGTATCCGTATAATTATCAACGATAACTTTACGAATCAGACCTTCTGGATTATCTGCAATAGGACCAAAGAGATAAGTTTTTGCCGTAAACTGTAATCTATATATCAATGCTCTTCTGGTGGAGAAATCCCCTTCATAATCGTCTTGAAATGAGACGCTATTTAAGACGATTGGAATATCTCTTTTTTCTCCAATTGATTCGACTAAATCAACTGTTAAATTAAATGCTGGTTGAAAATTTGGAAGAATCTGCTCAACAATCTGCAGAGCATCATCATTCAACTTACATAAGATTGATAACTCAAATCCAATGTTATATGGAACAGGCATGAAAACTTTTTTCATCCTATCATTACCATCAACTGCTCTAAAAGTTTGGGTTACGCCAGCCTTTCTTGTTGAGTCATAATCAATTGATGTCATTTCAAATGACATTCTTGGTAATGTAATTTGCACAGGTTTATTCAAATCTGCCTGCTGCTCAAGTTTTGCCAGGAACTTTTGAGTAGGTCCATATGCCAATGGAACTCTCATGTCACTTATTACTGCATCTGATCCATTTTTATGCTTGATATGAATATCATTAAAAAGAGTGCCAAAGGAAATAATCGTCTTTCTAATAATTTCGTGATAGTGATAAGTTCCTAACATTAATAGCTACCAAAAGGATTTGATTCTGAAAAATCTAAAATTGAATCTGCAGCAAATTCAATTTCATCGTTCTGCTCATATTTATCAGTAGTTGTGTTTGCGGATGATACTCTAACAACATATGTTGCACCAGATTTAGCACCAACAATCAACTCACCTGGAGTAAAGTTACCAGTTATATTCGAAATTTGTAATGTATTAGCATCTTTATCCCATCTCTTGACCCTAGCAGTTGTGCTGGAAGCAGATCCTGTTATAACTTCATTTTTCCAGAATGTGCCAATGCCAGTTGTAGAAGCAGCACCGACTGTAATAGTTGGTGTAGATGTATATCCTTCTCCTGGATTTATTACATAGATATTTGATATTGTTCCAGCGGCACTAACAACAGCTCTTCCAATAGCAGTTGTTCCGGTGCCAGGAGCACCAACAGTAATGGAAGGTGCTGTTGAATATCCTGCACCACCACCAGGAACAGTAAAGGAAATGACTCCATTAGATGCAGTGTTGATTCCACAAGTAGCAGCAGCTCCACTTCCTCCACCACCAGTAATTGTAATAGTTGGTGCTACCGTATAACCAGCACCAGCATTTGTTAGAAGAATTTCTTTAATTGAAGTTATATTGTTTCTTGTGGTCGTTATTGCAACAGCGGTTGCATTTACTCCACCAGATGGTGCTGTAGAAATTGCAACAGTTGGAGTTCCAGTGTATCCTGATCCATCATCATTTAAAGTAATAGATCTTATATAACCACTATTAATAGTCGCTGAAGCATTTGCAGTTGTGCCACCTGAAAATAGAGTAAGATCTACAATATATCCAGTCTGATCTAAAACATCACTAATTTCATCAACAGTAGTATCAATGACCTCATCTTCATATTCAAAGAGCTCACACTTTAATTCATAAACATAATTTTTGCCCAACTGGTAAAATGGTTGCTCATGCTCTACAAACTTTACCTCAAAAATTCTCTGACCCAATGGGAAGTAGATTAAATCACCTTCTCTTGGTCTAGTTGCTACTTCAATTTCATTATCATCCATAGCGTCAAGAAATGGAGCAATAAAATCTTCAAATCTTTCTTTTGAAATAGTTAATGATAACTCATCTCTGATACTTACACCAAATTTGGTCATAATATCTCCAGCACCACCATAACCATCGAAGTTATTAATATATGCTTCTAACAAGAAGTTATCATCAAAAGTAGAAGATTGTATTTCCTCAATAACAGTTTGTTTTCTTACAAACTTTCTTGGTATATAAGTTACCTCTACACCATAAATTTTGAGTTGCTCATTAATCAACTCTTGTACAAGTCTTTGCTCTCCGTAAGAGCCTTGTAGAAAAAAGGGATTTAGTGCCATTATCCAATAAAGTCGTAAGGAGGAAGTTCATAATCCATAGCCATTCTTGATTGAATGTCTGCTAACTCTTTTTCTGCATCATCATATAATTGTCTTCCATTTAACTCAATTCCACCAGGAAGTTTAACACCATTAAATTTAATTAAGTTTTGACCCCATTGTCTCTTGATGAGTGCAGTCAAATATTTCTTCAAGAAACTATCATTATAAACACCAGTAAATGTATTTGGATCCAAAATTCTATAACAATCAATAACGATGTAATCACCTACATTTTGTGCTCCCCAATCAATATCCAAATACAGTCTATCTTGTCTTTTATTAAATCTAACTTGCTTATCCGTTGTTAAAAGAAAATCAATATCTTCTAAGTATGATTTAACCATAGCATACTGTAGAAGTTCTACAGAATTAAAGTAATATAAGTCATTTAAGAATAATTGATATTTGATACTAAACATTCCACCAGATATTGCACTGGTATCAAATCTAAAAATCTTTTCAATCCCTATTACAGAATCTGGAATCTGAATAAAATTTGAAGTTTCATAGAAACTTGAAGTTGTTGTCCCGTATCCAGCGATAGATGTTGAAGTTGCTGTTGTAGTTACAATACCAACACCATTTGTATTTTTTGCTCTTCCTCTATCAATATCTGCCTGAGTAAGTTGATACTTTAAATACATCCTTTCGACACCATCAAAGTGTCTTTCTTGGAAATACTGAAGAGCATCATCAACCAAATCATCAATTTGGTCGTCGTCTACGTTAATTTCCAATACTGGAGCACCTAAACGCCTAAGACAGTAGTCAATTAGTTCTTGGCGTGTTGATGGTTTTGCCATTAGAATTCCTCAGAAGATGAATTATCTGTTTTTGTAGTTTTTCTTGTATTCTTTGCTGTTAATTTTCCAATCTCCTCTTTTTGCTCATTAACCTTATTTGTCAATGCTTCAATTAATTGATTTGAACTCATTAATCTTGCCTCAAGAGCAATAACTTGATTAAACAAATCTGATGATTTTTGTTGATATATTGCAATAAAATTTTTATAATCGTTTTCAGTCATTTTATGATACAAAAAGAGGTAGGATTGCTCCTACCCATATTTATAAGTTATAGGTTATTTATCAGAATGTGCCAGCGTCAATAGTGATATTCTCAAGGAATCTTTCAGATCCTGTGCAAGAGATAACTTGCGATTGACCAGCACAATCATTAACCCAAAGAGATCCAATTTCAAGAGCAGCATATGCTGCAGCAGTTAATACACTTGAAGTTTCTGATACTTGAGAAGCAACAGCAACTCTTGTTACTGAATCATCCCAATAAACTGCAGCTTTTCTAGCAGCACTATCAAAATAGTGGAAAATAACACCAACATCAATATTCGCATCTGAAGTTGGTGGTATAAGACTTCCACCGCTGTTAATAAGACCAACTTCAATCAGACTATCTTCAACAAGAAGTGTTTCTGTATTTACTTCCGTCTGAGAACCAAGAACTGTTAAGTTACCATTAACTGTTAAGTTAGTTGCAATTCCAACGGCACCAGTAACATCACTGATTGTAATTGAGGTTGTGCCATCTTTTGCTTTAAGATTGGTTGCCTCAAGAGTTGTAACATCAATTGTGTTAACAACAGTAAGGACATTGCTATTAAATGTTAAGTTTCCACCACTGTCATTAACCGCACCAGATGCACCTGCAACGAGGACATCAAACTGAGTTAAATCTGCCTGTGATAATGTATTTCCTGAAGTAACATTCAGATTATCATCAACTGTAACTGTGCCACCTGCAGAGTCAAGTGTTAAGTTTCCAGATGTGGTATCAATTTCATTATCACCAGTAATTCCAATTTGAATATTGTCAATTGTAGCGCCACCATTTGCATCAATAGCGCCAGTAAATGTGGATACACCAGTAACACTTAATTGGTCATCGACAATGACTGTGCCACCAGCAGAGTCTAATGTCAGATTGCCAGTTGAAGTGTCAATTTCGTTGTTATCACTTACACCAATCTGGACATTATCAATTGTAGCACTACCATTGGCATCAATAGCGCCAGTAAATGTGGATACGCCAATAACACTTAATTGGTCATCAATGATAACTGTGCCACCAGCAGAGTCTAATGTGAGATCTCCTGAGGATGTATCAATCTCAGATGCTCCAGAAATTCCAATTTGAACAGCATCTACAACAGCGCCTGTAGCAAATGTGCCTATTCCAGAGAAGTTTGCGTGTCTCCATCTCTTGTCTGGACCTCGACCAATATCATATGAATTATCATCATTTGCAAGTAAGTCCGATATAAATTCACCGCCAATGTTAATATCATCAGTATTTGCATCACCAAGATTAATTGTGCCACCTCTGAAGGTTACAACACCAATAAACTCTGAAGTTCCGCCAACAAACAGGTTTCCAGTAATGGTAGTGGCACCACCAACACTTAAATTCTTCTCAATGCCAACTCCACCTTCTACTACAACAGCACCGGTGTCTTTATCAGTAGATTGAGTTGTATTGCTAAACGTGACAATACCAGCAAAATCAACTGCACTAGCATTGACATCTAAATTTGTTTCGCCAATGGTAGTGATACCAGTCAGATTGGCATTGTTAAATGTAGGATTATCAATTTGGGTGGACCAACTCAGAGTTCCTGTTGAGTTAGTCTTTAAAAATGCTCCGTCAGTTGGAGTTGCTGGAAAAGTATATGTAGTAATTCCAGTTAATGATGCTGGAGAAGCAAGTGTTATGAAATCACTGCCACTAGTGCTTTCTACAAGATTGACACCACTTCCTAAGGATGCTGTTTCTCTTGTCCAGTATCTATGAGATCCAACAAACTTATTATTTGCTAATACGTTATCTAAACCAACATATAAGTCAAACTTGTCAGTCGTAAAACCAGGCTCACCTGCTTTCAACGCTGGCAGATTATTAAAGGCACCTCTTTTAAACTGTAATACAGGAGTCGCCATTTCTAACTACTTTTCCTTTTATACTTATTTAGTTGATTTATTTCTTTCTATTATCATTATTACCATTGACCAAAATCAATCTCATCATCATCTACACCATCAACTAAATCAGCAATATCTGCAGGGGTTACATGAATATAATTCCCAGATACAGAATCAAACATTAACAAAGTGTTGTTAGCTCTAGAAGTACTATCAACATCAGTTCCTGCTGCAATAGAAAATGCTCCAGCTTTGTTTGATGCTACTACTTTAACAGCTTGTCTTTGACCTACTCTTACTCTAATGTTTGCCATTAGCGAGTTGCTCCTTGACTTACGATTACCATACCTTCAACAACACGATCTCTAACACCAGAATTATCAGTCAATAAAACATCATATACATAACGTCCAGGTTTAAGTGTTGCTGTTTGTGTTGTGGTAAGTCCAATTGTTACCACACCACCAGCAGCAGATGCTATAGTGCTAGTAAATGTTGTAACACCAGTTGTACTTCCTGGATGTTTTCTCATTTCAGATTTGATTGTATAATTAGACAAATCCATAACAGAATCTGTATTCACATTTTCCAAAGTAAAACTCTGGTTGAAAGTAGTTCCAGTGTTAATAATAATATTACTAACGTAGACCGCCATTTTATAAGGGTATCTTTAAAATTATTTATGCTAATCAAGAATCAGTCAATGCAAGATTGGTGATTACTTCCTGCTGTTTCAGATAAAGTTTGAAATAAGACTTAGCAAAGATTTTTAATTCATTAAAATCTAATTCGTCGATTAATCTTGAGTGCTTTTCATACTCAAACATCTTATTCATCGACTCTAGTTGGATTTTGTCTGGGTCCATTGATGATCTCCATAAGTAGGGACTTAATTTCACTAATATCGTTTTTTAGACCTTCTATTTCTTCTCTTTGCTTTTTTCTTTCAGACCTCATTCTAATATATTCATTATATTGTTGTGTATCAGTATTAACAATAGCACCTGAATCTTCACGAAACAGGTGCTTATGACCTTCAACTCTTATCATGCCAATGCAATCACTCTAAGATCTTTGAATACTGGAGCATAAGCTTCATTACTTCCACTTGCCACAATTTTAATTCTGAATCCAGTGAATTGCTCTAATTCATCAGCACTAAACTGATATTCTGAGAATTCGCCATCCTTATTTGGTGAAACAAAAGCATCAGCTCTACCACTATTCTTGGTTACATCTATGATTGTATCGCCATAACCGTCACCATTAGTATCGCGCAGATTATCATAGCCAGGGAATAATTCAAATGCCTGCTCAACGCCAGTTGAATCGACTCTATAGAGTTGATAAAGAACTCTAAAGTCTGCTGATGAATGTCTATATGCAGAAAGCAATACCTTAAGAGATGTTGCTGGTTGCTTAAGCGAAACGACTCTAGACACATAGATTGCTGAATGTGGATCTCCCTCAACAAGATTTACATCTCCATCAACTGCATAATCACTAATTGGAGAATTCAATCTGTTTCTACCATAGATTATGGTAGAATTTTGAGTATCGATAACTGGTGAAAGATTTGAATCTAAAGAATTCAGATTGATACCAATTGTAAATGACTTATTCTTTGGAAGATCGGTCAGTCTTGTAGTTTCATTTCTTTCTGAAGCAACGATTCTAGTTGAGGACAATACATTTTGACTGTTAATTTCAACAGACTCATATCCTTGATCTATAAATGAAACTTCAGATCCTCCAGCACTAGTACCAGAAACAGATCTGATTTGTGCAGAAACTGTTGTAGATTCTCCTGGAGTGATAACATTAAACTGTGGTAAAATTGTATTATATTGAATATTTCTAGAAGCAGAAATATTATTTCCACCAACAGAATTTTCATCAGTGAAACTTAATTGAGTATCACCTGTTTCTCTAGATGTGCGGGAAACTTGAATATAATACTTATCAAGGTCAGTTGCCGCTTTAAGTGTTGCATCAGTTGGGAGACTATGATTAGCATTAATTCTAGTCAGAGAGACGCCATTTAATTCATATGGATAAACTCTGTCACCAATGCTATGTGCTCTAGTAATAGAACTATCGACTCCTCTAGTGCCAATTCCTAAAGTTCCAGCACCTCCACTTCCAGCAGTAATGCTATTATAGAAAATAATTTCATTATTGACTTTAAGATATCCAGTAGATGTAGAAATTCCTTCAAATGTTGCAAACAGTGAAGTATTTGCTACTGATACTGTAGTATCATTAATGCCAAGAGCAGCATCTAATGTTGTTGGAATTGTGTTAGGCTCAATGTTTGCAAGAGTGATAACATTATTATCTGCGTGCATTCCATGATTATACTGAGTAACTTCAATTACTCTACCATCATATAGAGAACTAGTAGTTGTTGATGATGTAATATCAGTATTTGCAAAGGAAACTGCAGTAGCTCCATTGTAAACAACTAAATCTTGTCCAGCCGTTAACTCTTCACCTTGAACGTTTGTAAGATACAGTGTATCGAATCCATTGAGAGTTGCTACTGAAATCTGAGCTCCAGTACCTTTTACAACACTGCTGGTAGTAATTCCAAGAATATCACCGACGACATATCCATTACCAGAAGTAGTGACTGTTGGTGTGCCAGACAGTGCTCCTCCAGAGAATGTTACTGTTGCCTGAGCACCTGTTCCAGATCCAGTGATTGCATAAAGTGGGACATTAGTGAAAGTACCATTACTATATCCAGCACCAACTCTAGAGTTAGTTACAGTATTTACTCTACCACCAACCTGCTCAATGTAACCGTAAGGACCAGTTGCAGAAGTTGTATCGCTAACTTTTCTACCAACAACTAAAGTTGAATTTAAGGTAGTTGTAGTGGTGATGCCAATCTTTAACTTTCTTGGTAAAGTTCTAATTGCATCATTGCTAAGTTTAGAAGATGCATCATTAGTATCAAGAGTTGGGTTATAGAAGTAAGCAGTGCCAGAAGTGCTTGTGAAGTTTGCTTTGTAAAGCTTAAACTTCAGATCTTCAAACTGGTTTGGTGTCCAGATTGTGCCATTCTGAGACTTAAATAGACTTCCACCAACATACTGCTTAGTAACGATTACGCTTTCAGCGTCTGGAAGTGTAGTTGTATTTACAGTCTTTTCACCCATTCTAGCAATCCAAGTTTCATAATTATTAGATGCTGGTGACAGAATTACCAATGCATACTCAGTATCTGGTTGCAGATAAATGGGTGATGGGAAAGTAACTCTAGTTGCGGTAGATCCATCTGTAGATACATTAACCTGAGATGGGTCAAGAGTAACTCTCGCATAATCTTCTACCAGTTGACTGGTTGGTGTGCCCAACTCAACAGTTCTCAATTCTACGGTTACTTTTTCATTCTCATCCTTACTTGCAAAATACAAGTCAACGGATGTTAAGAATGCTCCCGTCTCATCAACAGTAAATGTCTGAGCCAGTGGGTCCTTTCCTCCCCCACGAGCAGGTGCTGGTGGCGGTGGTGGTGGGGGTGGTCTTCTTACAACTACTCTAGTCTGTCTGTAAGTATCTACTACACCACTTGTACTGTAGGTAGTTTCACCACTGCTAATCAGAAGACTTCCTGGAAGAGGAGAAGCATTCGTTGAGCTTGAAGTCAATTTAAAGGTCTTAGACCCAGTTGTAAACCTCAGAGGTGGTAATGGAGTAGCAAGTGGGTCTCTGAAGAAGATTGAACCTCCAACATCGCCAAAAGTATCTGAGATAATTCTAATATTAGATACTGTTGCTTGAGCACCACTAGTTTCGCCAAGTAAAACCATACCAATGGTAATATATCCATTGTATCTACCAACAACTTCGTCAGAAAGTGCTTGAGTATCGATATTCAATACTGTTGAAGAAGCAGAATATGAGGTTGGGAGAGTTAATGATTTATTGTATGGGTTGAGTGAGAAAGTGGTTGCTGGACTATTATATGTGCCTGTCTTATGGTTTGGTTGGACAACTCTAGCACTGAAAAGATTATTGGACCCGATATATCCTTTTACTGTTTCACCAGCTTGGAATACACCAGATGTCATTGAGATTTCAATCAGTTTTGGAATAATATCAATTCCACTAGTACCATCAAAGAATGGATAGTATCTTGTGAGTGGTTTTAATCCACCAGCAATAAATGTAACATTTCGCGAACGAATATGAGTATCTGGTGCGCTAGAAATCTTAACAGTCTCAATATAAGACCCATCAAAATCACCAGTTATAGTTCTTTCTCCACCGTTGACATAGATATTTCTTACCCAGTTGTCTGATGCTGGAGAAAGATTTATTCTTCCAATAAATTCAACCATGTTGAATGGATTTACATTCTCTACCCTAGATGCTAAGGGTTGCTCAATCCAAGACTTCTCAGAATACTTAAGTGTAATTAAATCTCCAGTCTTTTGGACATTAGAATCTAAGAGTGACAGATTAGAACTAAAATCTGCAGTCTCAGTATTGATTGATGGCTCTAATGCTATTTGTGGTTTGATTGAATAGAAATCAATCGGAGTCAACATCTCACCATTTTCAGTGTCAATGTTAACCTCTGAAAGATCTGCATCCAGTCTTTGGACATCTCTAAAGTCATCTACAAAGAAACCAGACTTAAATCTATCAAATCCATCAATGTCTCTGACTTGGAAAGTCTTTGTATCCAACTCTAAGAGAGAAAGTGAAGTGATAGTTTCTAAATTAGTAACTCTATCATCAATCTTTCCAATATCTCTCATAGTATATCTTCTATTATCTACGAGAGTAATCTTTGCATCCTCTGGATTGTAAAGATATGCTGGATATTGAATAGTTGCAATATCCATTGCCTCTTCTACATTCACCGGTGGTTTAGGATCGAGTGAAGAGACGCCCTTGATTACACTGAAATTGCCAGACTTATCTAATACTACTCTGTCAATTCTTGGCAGATAGAAGTCGTAACCAATCAGAGAATTTTCTAATGGTGTTACTACTAAAGTTGGATTGATACCTGAGGTGCCAAAAGTTCTACTTGCAAATGCAAATGGAGAAGAAGTAGTTGAAGAGAAGCTTGCAACTCTTGGTCTGAAATCCAGAGTATCTGAAGATCTTACACCATTTGGTAGATATGGAATATCAGAAGTAAATCTTTCTTCATCGTAAGAATTTACTGTATAAACATCACCAACATCATTTGTAGGAATGCTATAATAATCAAAGATTACAAGCAATTGATGTGATGGAATGTATCCATCACTCTTTCTTACAATTCTTGAGTAGTCATAATAATGCTCTCTCTGACCTTTATCAAGATAGAATTTATTAGTAATATCTTGATAGTTGCCATTATTAACTACTTGCACTGTTGAAGTAATTGCAGACTCTTGGAAATCTACAACTTCACCAACAGTAAATCTATTTGAATTCAGATATACGATTTCAACTTTAGTTGCAGAAGAGCGAGTTACAACTTGAGCAATTGCACCATTGTCTCTACCAACTATTTTTTCTCCAAGAATAGAATTAGTATCTAATCCAAGACCAGATGGGAATTCTAAAGAATCTAAAGTTGGAGCACTGCTATTATATGATTCATAAACAGCAATAACCTTTACAGCATCTGGAAGATTGAGAGAAATTTCTTTATCTTCAACTCTTAATCCATAGAAATTATTCTGTGTAAGACCAGAAGTGCTAGTAGATACACCAGTAACTGTTCTGGTTACAGATACTTTTTGACTTCTTGTATATTCTTTCTTTTTATTCCTAATATTATTCTTCTTAACAGTGGCATTTACAACGACATTACTTTGAGATACCGTAAGTCCAGTAATAGTAACACTATCACCACCAGATGCTAATGTAAACTGGTCTGATCTGAGATCTTCAATTGTGCCGTTGGAATAGAAAATTCCATATCTCTCTGCGTCAAATGATTCAAAGAAAGCACTAGTAATCCCAACAGAAGAAATTGGAATTGTCATACTTCCATTAGAATCTGTTGTTTCTCCAGTAATTTGTTTGGTAACAATCAAATTAGAATTTGATAGACTTACTGAAGCAACATCATTAGATCCAATGGTTGCATAAAGACCACCATTTTCTCTAACTACTGGACTACCAATAGAGAAAGTAACATCCTGATTTGATCCTGGAAGATCACCATCACAAACACCAAATACATCATTAACTGCAACAACAGTCATCGATGAACCATCTGCTGCTACTGCAGAAACTCTATTGAAAGTCTCTGTTGTAACGCCAGCAATTTGATATCTAATGATTGTATCAGTCTTAATGCCAGTAAAGAACTTTCCTGGAGAAGTTACTGCACCACCAGTAGTAATTCTGATTCTATCGGCAACACCAAAATTCTTTGGTAATGTTTTTTGAAGAACTGTATCTGCAACAAAGTCTACACTGAGACCAGAGAATGAAGATGAGTCTTGCCATATAGACTTAACATCTTGAATTCCATAAACCTTAGAAGATTTTACAGATCTAGAAACCTCTGTTGTTTCATTAATCAGAAGTTGCTCACCATCAATAAATGTTCCAGAAGTTTGAGTAAGAGTAATCTCTGACCCTGAAGCAGCGGTGGTAACATAACCAGATGCTCCACTACTTACACCACGAACAAAAGATGTTGCTGGGCATTGTGATCCTGATAAAGACTCATTTACAGTCAGTTTTACATATGTCTGGACATCAAAAAGATATAAATCCCACTCAGTTGAGTCATTTGAATATGCAGCATCAGTAACACTGAATGAATAAATTCTTGCCTCACCAATTTCAACACCAGTGCCAGAAGTTGTTGAATTTCTTCTTTGGCTAAAGAGTTTTACTGTATTAGTATTATTATTGACACCAATGAAGGGTGTGCCAAATACATTATTGACTCTTAAAAGAGTACCAAACTCAAATGGAACTAAAGATTGTGAAATAGACTTCTTATCTCTTGGTTTTTCTACGTCTAAAACTGTAGTGGAAGAAGTTTCAATATCATAACCCCTTACATATGCCTTACCTGCAGATACCTTAACAGATAACAGGTCTTCTGTTGGAGTATTGCCTTGATCAGTTTTTTGTGATGAGGTAAATACGCCTTCATTTGAAAGACCATTATTTAAAGATTCTTTTACTTCAATATTAAATCTACCTACTGAATAGTCACCAGACTCCTCATAAGTTCTTTTTGCAAAATAATCTCTAATTATGCTATATTCAGACTTATTCTGTAATTTTTTGATTTCACCATCTTCAACTCTAAGTAATTCTACGAAGGTCTTATCATTATAATCATTTAAATTCTTCTTTGATAAAACTGTGGAAATTTTTAGTCTATCAGCACCTGGTGCTGCATAGTTTGAAAATCCCTTTGCATTATCATAAAGTGATGCATCATCCTTTGCTGTAACTAACTCCTCAGAGATAGTTAAACCAACTCTATATGAAGGAGTAGCGGTATACGCATCTAAGATTAACTTATCAGCAGCAACGTCTACAAAAGTGCCTCTGATAAAATAAACACCCGCACCAATTGAAACTGCTGTACCTCTTGCACATGCATTTTGAGATACCAGAGTCGCAACAGTATCTCCTTCACTTACTGGTGTATTCCCATAGGTGAAGGCATCATCTGTGATTAAAATTTCGCCATCAGTAAAATATGAAATCTCATTATCTGTTCCAGAAGACAAGTACTTAACAAATAATGTTAAGTCAGTAATTCCATCAACTTCAGAAACAGGAAGATATTTATCTACTACTGCAACGATGTCAGAAGTTTCTCCTCTAAGTCTCTTGCCAACTAATTTACTAGCGTATGCTTCAACATCAATACCAAGATGTTCTTGATTAATTCTGACAGAGTAGTATTCGGCGTCATAACTAATATTTCCTGGGATCACCATTGATCCCTCTTTGAAAATATGACTTCCGAATGCTTCTACTTGATTTTGTAGAATCGATTGTAAAGTCGTTAACTCCCTAGCTTGAATAGGGAATCCTGGTTTAAATAAGACCCTGTAGAAATTATCATATTTGTCAAAATCATCATAGTAAGGGCTTATATTGAGATTCGTTTTCTGTGGCATTTTTTAAAATTCCAGGATAATTTTAACGTCTTCTTTTTGTCTAGAATTTCTTGAAATCACTGGGCGGTTATCAAGATAAATTACATCTCCCGACCCTTTATTTATCTCAGAGGACGAAAGTCCATTTGTAAATTGAGTTCCTAAAGAAACAATTTTAGACCCAGTTGGATTTGTAGTGATACCAGTGAATGTAGTATCAACAGACCCAGAGAATCCTCCAGTAGTTGTTACAGCATTTCCAGAAGATTCAAAACTTAAAACTTTTGATAAAGTAGAGATACCAACATAATCTGTGGTATCAAAACTAGTCTGGTTTAAGAATAATGACCTGTCTTGGAAATATTTAATAACCATAGTTTCAGTATCATATGATGCAACAAATCCCTTTGCCGTACCACCGGTTACTGATTGACTGATTCGGTCACCAATAGAAACTGTGCCAGAAGTTGATGAAAACTTAATTGCACCTAAAGATGAGAATTGATTTTCAGTAAATAAAGATGTTGATCCAATTGAAGTTGGGTTTTTAACAATTCCAATCTGTGCAAAATTTGTATCTATTGGGAAGTCTTTTGTAGAATCATCAAATCTTGCATAAACTAATACTTTATCAGCACCCAATTCCTTGTAGATATCATATCCATGACCTTTAGAAGGTGGAATGACTGGAATCAATTTTGCTTTTGTAGAAGAGCTTGTATTAATAGATCCAAGATCTACGACACCATAAGTATAACCCTTACCACCAGAAGAAACTACAGTATTTGTAATTTGACCAGAACTATTAACTTCAACAACAACTTTTGCTCCAGATCCGTCACCAATGATACTTAATTCATGTGACCCTTGAGAATATCCAGCTCCACGATTATCAATATAAACTTTCTTTATTTGATTCTCATTTATATCAGAATTTGCATTTCCTCTTACTGCAGATATTTGGGCATTGGTAGAAGTTGACCAATCACCAGGAAGTGAAATGTATTCTGTTGAATCAAACTTGATAATATCACTTGGAGAAATTGTAAACAGATACTTCCAAACATACCCATCACCACTTACACCTGCTTTAGATGGCTCTAAATCTGTAAATGTTGGCTCATCTAAAGAAGCATTACCTGTGGTATTGATACCAGAAGAACCATTATCAATGCAAATATAAACTTTATATTCACTATTGATTACATAATAATTTGCATTATATAATCTGGATGATCTAGTAATGGGTGATAGATTTGTCAAGCTATAATCATGGCGATACATTTCATATTTTGTACCTCTCGCCCATTCAATCTTTCTAGCCAGTCTCCTAACATTGGTAGAGGTTACCCTCTTACCATACATCATACTATCTCCAACAAAACTTTCATAATCAAAATTATCAGTTGGTGTAGGAGTATCAGTATCCCAGTCTGAATCTCTACCGAATCCAGATGCAGTTGGATTTGATAATCCTACAAAAACATAATATGAGTTAGAATTGCTACTGACAGAATCTACAAAATTTCCAGCATTTAATATTCTAAACTGATCTGTTACAATTGCCGCCATCTTAATAGCTTTTTTCTATATTTATAACTATCCCAGATCTTTTCTCAAACTTCCAGTATCTCTCAGTCCATATCCTCTTCTTTGGATAGTTGGGAATGTTGTCAAACCAGCATCAATTGTAAGACCAGTTACACCAATTGAGATTGGCGAGGATGCTCTAGTAAATCCAGAAAGTCTACCCCAAGAGAATCTTCCTACAGGTAAAGTAGTAGATCCAGTAGTTGATAATCCAGCAATGTTAGTGCCAGAATCAACGTTAACAATAATGTTTGCATTAGTTCCACCTGGAGCATTCAAGGTGTGGATGATATAAACATTATCACAGAAGGTTGTTCCAATTCCTACAACTGCTGAGTTGCTATTATCAATAGAAGTTACTCCTGAGCCAACTCCAGTACCAGAGATATGAATTGGATATCCAGTAGTAAGACCAGTAAATGATGTTGCATTTAAGAAGAATTGAATTGCGAGAGGATTGCCTGCAGTTCCAGTTGTAGTAGAAATACCAGTTATAATTCCAGAGAATCCTTCTACATTAGTAATCTGAATAATATTTTCATATGATACATTTGGTGTTGGAGCAAGGACTAATGGTGGATTTGAAGTAGTGTAACCAAATCCAGGGCTAGTGACCGATACAGTGGTGATAATTCCTGCAGTAATAGATCCTGTTGCAGTTGCTGTTGTGCCAACTCCAACTCCTATAGACTTAGGAGCAGCGATAGAAAGTGTAACTGAAGAACCAGTATATCCAGATCCACCATCAACAATAGACAGAGAACTGATTGTGCCAGCAGCAGAAACAACCGCAGTTATAGCAGCTGCTACAGGGTCATTACTAGAAACAATAAGAGCATCAAAATCAGTAATTACAATCGACGACTCATTTTCTTCATAATTGAAGAATTGTGCATCATCTACAAATATTTCAGTATCTGATGCTGAAACATCGCTAATAATTTTTGCCGTTGGATATACTTGTGTTTCGATAGAATCTCTAGACTTGTAAATGGATTCACCATTGATGTTGATATCAACCTTTTGTTTTGTCCAATCGAATGGTTTGTAATTTACTTCATCAATTCCAAGTCCAGAATATGTATTAGTTTCAATTACGTCAGAAGCAGTAATCTTGAAAACTGTTCTATTAGTTTGACTGGTTGTGAATCCAACATTATCATTCTTATTAACTTTTAAAGTATCACCAATCTTTATTGATTCATTAACAGTGACAGTTAAACTATCAGTATTACGTGTTCCTCTATAGAAGAAAATATCAATATTATCATCTTCTTCTGGTGGAGTTGTGAAACTAAACGATGTGCCTCCCTCAAAGGTATAATTCACTCCAGGCTCTTGAATGACACCATTTGCAAATATGAGTAAAACATAACTTAAATCAATTTGTGAAGAAGATGCGTCATTGCTGTCTATTTCAAAACTGAGGAGTTGACCATTGTAATAGAGTGGGAATCTAGTTCTTACACCATTTTGCAGTGTAGTGATTGGGTCAATAAAGTCCAACTCACCAAACTGCCAGGAGGAGAATGAATCAGTAAATGTATCAAGAACAGTTACTTCAAATTGCTCAACAGGAGAAGAAAGATTTCTATCTGTTACAAGACCAACAGGTGTGAATACATCACCGACTCTAAATCCATATCCAGGTCTTGTAATCTTGAATGAAGATACTTCAAACAGAGTTGATCCAATTCCTGTTCTAGAGCTAGCACCAACATCAACCGACATTAATAATCCAGTTCCTGTGTCTGTTGTAGCACCAAATCCTATTCTGGAGACTCCAGTAACACTCAGATTTTCATATGATGGCTCAGATACCAATATCTGTGGATTGCTATATCCAGTGCCTCCAGCACCGACTGAGAATGATAATGTGCCACCAACACCAACAGTTGCTGTAATGGAAGCAACATCTCCAACATGACCACTCTCATATACGGAGATTCCGATGGAAACTAAACCATTATATCCAGATCCAGTTATATCAGTTGTGCCAAGTCCAACCGATACAATAGACCCTCCAGCTCCAACAACGGCGGTTACAGAAGCACCTACAAGAGGAGCATAACCAAGACCAGGAGTTGATCCAAGTGAAACAATAATTCCACCTCTTGGAAGTTGATTTGCATTAACATCATAATCAGAAATCAGCAACCCTCCAGAAGTTGTAATTCCAGTGAATACGACAGTAGAAATTCCAGCACTTTCGGTGAAACTATAATTATTTCCTACATTGTTTTGAGTTGTTGGTGTCTGGAAGATATCGTTGATAAACAATACTCCACTTCCAGTTTCAATTCCTGTAGTATTTGCTCCACCAACAGTTAAAGTATATGTAGAGCTAATACCAGTAAATGACTTGGAAATATTATCATAAATTTGGTTTGTTGAATAATCATTTCTTAAATATACCCTACCACTGAAAGAAGATCTTGGAGTAGGAATATTGCTGCTATCTACAGCATCAGTGCTATTTCCTTGTGGTGCTTCAGTGAAGTATACCTTATTATTGACTATATTGAAAGATCCAAGATAAACTCTTGCGGTAGTGCCATCTGTATGAGAAGATGCCGAAGATCCAACAAATCCCCTTACAGTTTTGACAACGTTGAAAGATCCAGTTCCAGTGATAGGTCCTACAGAAGTTGTGCCAAGACCAACAGCACTTACCTTTAGATATTCGTTATCAATCTTAAGAAGATCTCCAGGAAGTATTGAGGAAATACCAGAAACTGCAAAGTAAGTATTTGCAACTCCAATCGAACCACCGTTATCGGTCAAGGTGCATGTATTTGGTGTAAATGCAATAGGACTCTGGACAACACCGTCTATAAGTATGATGGATTTTTCCATTCTCTTATACATTTCAAGAGTATGTGCATTTCCATCTCCTGCAGAACTGAATGTTACAGCAGTGCCAGCAATTGCATTTGTTCTTGTTGTCGCAAGTCTAAATTGGTCACTATTAACTCTAATTGCATAGATTTCATTTGGAAGACTACTTGCACCAGATACTTGAATATCACTAAATGATACACCACTGAATGAAGATCCTGAGAGATAATTCAATCTTTCGCCAGTGCTAAAGAAGTGGTCTTTAACAGTGAATAGTCCAGTGCCAAGATTCAATACAGATGTATCTGATGGATTAAAACTCTTACGGAAAATAGGTGTGCCGTTAGTCTTAAGGTCAAAGTCTAACTTATTGACTCTATTTCCATTTCTTCCATTATATGCAGAAACTGAGAGAGATTCTGAAACTGTGCCATAAGTTAAATCTAATGGAATATTGACCAAATCTCTTTCAGTCTGAATAATTTCACTATAAGTTTGAATATTGACAGTATCAGTTACTGATGCATCAGGATAGAATTTAACTATCAGGTTAGATCCACTAATTTCAGACCCAAAAGTTCCAATTCCAGTTACACTATCGTCAGATAGGAATGGATATTGTGTTTGATATGTGTCGGTATCATCATGAATCGTCAATACCTGATGCAACGAAGTTGTGTTACCATATCCAATTCTTGCAATAGTTTTAATTGAGGTAACATCATTCTTAGAAACTGACAATATTGTAGAGATTCCTGTTGCATTAATAAACCCACTTTCCAGTCTTGCACTCTTTTCAGATCCATCTGGTTGCCCAGAGCTCTTAAATCTGTAAGTTCCGATGCCAGATGCTGTAGTCCCAAACCCAACTACTCTAGTTCTTACGAATACATCATTGGAATCTGTATTGTTATACTTGATAGAAACAACGCCAGAATCTATGTTGGCACTGAAAGAACCAATAAATCTTCCAGTTAATCCTGTTGAAGATATGTTGTCAAAATAGTATTCTGAAACATAAGTATCGGTATTGTTATGGCTTACATAAATTTCAACATAATTAATCTCATCTGTTGTTCTATTTTCAACTTCAGCATTGATAAAGAATGCCTTTGCTGATGCAGTGTCTGCACTGAGTAAGGTTTGTGTGGTTGCACTTCCAACTGAAACATTTGATCCAGTAAGATTGATGAATCCGATAGTTTGTGTGCCAATTCCAGCAATATTACTAGAGAAATTATTCTTTAAAATTTTAATATCATAATCTGAAGTAAATTTCTCATTTGGAATAAATCTGAGAGAAAGATCATCAGAGTCATTAATAAATCCAGTTAATTCACCAACTTCGTTTGTAGTGTTATATACAGATCCTTTTTCAACTGTGATGATATCACCAGATGGTGAGGGAAGAGTAATTACCTCTGTAGTCTGCCTTTCAGTATTATCTGGATTTATAATCT